CAGTTGCCCTGCTTTCGGCGCTATGTGTTTTCAATAGTTTCTGCACTGAATCTATGGTAGGTCTTGTCTCGACCCTTTTTGTTGATTCACGTACTTTTTCATACAGTGGCTGTGTTGCTGACTTTCTATTCTGTATTGCCCTTTCCAAACCTTCATCAGAAATATCTAATATATTGTCAACAGCCTGCGCTCTGCCTGCGGCCTGCTCGGTTAATCTGCCCTGCATTTCATCGCCAGTTACAGGCTTTTTAGCAAGGTCTATTTCCTGTCTTACAAAGGCTTTTCCTTTTGCAGTACCGGACAATCTGTTAGCTCTTGCTACCTGCTGACCAAAAGTATAATTACCAGCCGATGCAACCTCGTCGGGATTAGACATAACTTTATACAGCCAGTCTCTCGATTCTCCAGCAAGGTTCTGATACATCTTGGTCAAGTCTTCCATTCGGCCTGACTCGGTAAAGGGTCGAGTAAAGAATCGCTTTAAGTCCTTAGTACCCCTTATTGTTCTGCGTAACATAGACATACTAGCGGGCAAGACAACAGATGCTGCGGCACCTGTACCACCACCTACAGCGACCTGAAGGGCTTTGTCGCTCCAATAGTCACCTTCTCTGGTTACTGGTTGGGTTGCGCCCATACCGGCCCCCATTACCGTTGTCGCCGCTATACGACCAGTCGTTGTCGCTGCCCCGATGGGAACACCCATTGTTGCAACATTTATCGGGCTGGCGAAGTTTCCGCCGATTCTTGCCCAGTCGATGCCGGTTTCACCGCGGCTTTCACGGCCTTTTTCATAGTCCAGTTCTTGTTTATTGATGTAATCATCAATCCGCTTTGCGGTTTTTGGAATACCGGCGAGTACAACTTCAGGCGCTCTTGAGTCTGGGGCAATACGTGCAGCTAATTGGGCTAGACCAGCCGCCTGATCCTGTAATCCCATCAAGAATCCGCTATCTGCAACAGACTCTTTTATCTGACTGGTTGGTGTTTCAACAGCTTCGTTTGCTGGAATACTGCCAACTTCTTGCTGATCCATTGACTCAATCTTACCCATAAGCTGAGTCGCAACAGCTTTATCATCACGTCTGGCTGCTTCACGTAGAAGCTCCACTAATTGTTCGCGTGTTGCACTCATGGGTTCAGTATTTGATTTAGTCTCTGTTGATATTCGTCATCTGACATCTCTGTAGAAGATCCATCATCTTCATCAGAAAGCTGCGTCATCTCATCAATCATTTCATCCGTCCATCCCTTGGTATTTTTAAGAATACCAATCCCCCTCTTTACACCTCTATCATATAACTCTTGATGTCTTTTAAGAATGCCTTTGTTGCGCTTGGCAGTAAATGCAGGATTAATCGTAGTTTTCTCAAATTCAGTCATTTCTTTTCTGGTTAATTGACTACCAAAAAACGAATGTCTAACTTGATTTTTCCAGTCCTGATATTTAGTCATATATGCTTCCATATCTTCATATGCAAAGCCGCGCCTGCCTGCTGCTAATGCAAGTTCTGCGACGTTTGTTGACATAAAACCAGAATATTCATCCTTATATTCAGTATTTAGATCGCGCATCAATCTTGCTATCTCGAATTCCTGAGCCATGCTTTTACGTTCAGCATTACTAATCGGCTTGACTTTACCGCCATAATCACCAGCATCAACTGTCGCCTCTCTGGTGATTTCCTTCTTCACGTAAGGGGCAGATTGCTCAATTACCCTACTGCCCTGATAGAGCCGATCAACCGCTAAATTCTGGCCTTTTTCATTTGTTCCTGCAGGCATCGTGCGCTTAGTAGGCGTTTCGCCTTCGCCATATACCATCAATTTCGATTGCTCGATTGCTGGTTTAACCTTGTCATAAGTCGCATCTGCCGGAACGGATGGTAAGCCAAACTGATTCATATCGACTTTACTGAATTCTGCAGCTCGTTGTTCTTCAGGAAATTGATCGAGATATTTACCTACAGCAGCAAGTCCTTTTACTTTCTGTTGCTGACCCCTGATATCCATACCCTGTTGGGTTGCCTGCATTGCCAATCTGTTTTGATCCATACCCTGATAACCAGCCTGCTCCTGCACATTCCTTAGACGGCCACGCTCCATCTGCCCCTTAGTGTCGATATAGCGTTCCACAGGGGATTTAACACCCCTGCCACCAAGGGCGATTAGTCTATTTATGCTCATTAGTACAATCCGCTATAGTCATACAGATTATTAACATCTTCATTCATGCCGCCATAGTTACTATATGGAGATGAACCATACTTGCTCATAGCATATAGCGAGGTTAGATCACCAATTCCACCAGTTATTGCATTAGCTCGCCCTAATGATCCCGCTGCCTGTGCTTGACCGGCAGCCATGAGCGCATTACCACGATTGGTTGCAGCAGCAGAACCGGCTTGAATACCTGTGTTGGTGGCTGTCTGTCCAATATTCGATAAGGAGGCCAGTCGATTTAGATAATCCGATTCAGCACCATAATCAAGGCCAAATAAGGAGGCACCTCTACCGTACATACCCGACTCTCTAGCAACATCGGCGTTATAAGCTGTTAAATCCCTTCCGTATTGATCTTGATCTTGTGCATAAGCCCTGCCGTATCGTGTTGCTTCGTTCTCACGGCGAACCCCGTAGTCTGTCAGCATTCGTCCATAAGCATCTTTATACTCCTGGCTGGCCATCTTACCGCCACGATCCATAATCGCCTCTAAGCGATTACCGGATGTGACCTGTCCCATACCTGCAGCAGCACGGTTAACACCACGCTCCATCTCACCTTTGCGCCATTCATAAGAAGGGTCTTTGTAAATATCGAACTGGGTTGAGTCGAATTCAGGCACATTACTGGGAATGTCGCCAATGACAGAACGCTGATACTGGGGGATTTCGGTATCTGGAAGATAGTCACCTGGCAAGACCCTGCTGCGGCCATAATCGGCAAGCTCCTGGAGCGCACCCGTTCCCTGTGGATCAAATTGGCTGCGTTCTCGTTCGAGGCCGCTGATTTGTGGGCCATACTGCTGTTTGAGATTGTTCCAGTAAGGATGCTGATTCTGTTTGGATGGGTCAAGCATTGCTTCAACGAACATCTCATCAGTAATGTCGTTATAGTCTGCAACGCCGAACGCGTCCGCCATGCCTTTTTTTACAGCCGGATCAGTATTTGAGTTAACTTGCTGTCGCCATGTTTCAGCAAGGCCGTACATATCGTTGGTAAGGTTTTGATATTCAGGACCACCGCCTGTTGCTACCTGACGATAGGGTGATAGATCCTGACGGCTTTGCAGATATTGCTGATATTGAAGATCACCTGATCGGCCAGCGGCGTCAGCAGAAGATTGGGCTGCATCTTTTGCGCTTTTTGCACCGTATGCGCTACTAACTAAAGTAGCTCCGCCAATAGCCAATCCTGTCCAACTCATAATAAACCCTCCAACGCCTCATAATCTGGCGCAATTACTTGTTCTTCAATCTTATCTAAATCTGTTTCATCTGTTGGATGTATTGTGACAAAAATACAGTCCTCTATTGCAAAAACAGCACGTCTTTCACCAGCTACTGAGTTCCAGATATGCGGTGCTTCCATAATAATTTCACCGCGTTCAGAAAAAACTTTAGCTTTACCCTGCATCATCATGGCAATATGATTATGTCGGTGTATCTTGCCAACAACAACATCACCTTTCTTCAAAAAATATTCTCTAGCATAAACACCGTCAGAAAAATGATGACTTACCATTTCTTCATCAACATGGCCAACAATATGACCCTCTGTTTCGGCTATCTGATCATATAGGTCCATGATTGTGAGGCGTCTCCCTAACCGAATCGCTATTTCGCGCACTTGACGATAATCAACAGTTACCTCTGTTTTCTGCGGAATATCAATAGTCGCAACAAATACCATTTTATCGACCACTATTTTTGCAATGGAATTTGGCTTATCTGAATGGTTTGTATATCTGCCAATCTGGGTACGCTTACGATCTGTATTTGCAACACCAGCAATCTCACCTTTTTTTATCACATTCTTTGTAATGATCCCTTTGCCATTGATATCAGAATCGCTTACTTCAACAAGATCCAATTCAATATCAATCCTGTCGTCTTGCTTATTTGTCAAATCCTGCAAATATTCCTCATTGACACCCATATCTACCATCATTTTTGAAAAACCAAGATCATCGCTTGAGATATCGTATTGAGGCTGAAGATAATCAATATCATTCATTTCATCGGGATTCCAAGATTAAACATAACTGTTGCATCATTCCCCTCGGTTTTAGGCAGATACATCAACTTTAAGCGTCCGTAATCCTTCTTTCCCATCGTTATAAAAGGTGCTGCCATTGCGACCAGTCTATTTTCATAACCTGATACAGCACCACCCATTGCGCCAACATCCATATATTGTTTATTACCGAACCTTTTGGCTACCCCTGCCCCTGCATAGAATGATGGATCACCAAAACTATTCTTGTAACCACCTGCTGTTAGCATCTGTACAAGACGATTGTTTTCTGTCTCTCTGGTAACTCCGAAGCCGTAGTTTCTCTCGTTGTATTTATCTTTTTCGTGCCGGTCGTTAAGATGCTTGGAGAGTCCGTTTATATCAAGGTAGTAGGTGGGGTCTGCCATTACTTTTAATGCAATGAATAATAATATTAGCTTGTATATTGGATGGTTATCCATCCTCTGTTATAACTGGTGCTGTTATAGTCTGCGCTATCGAATAAACCACTTGTTCCGCGAAACATAACAACGTTTGTTGCATTTATTGCTAGTGTTGTTGCTGTAGTTTGTGTGGCCTCCCATGAATGGAAATCACTATAGGCAGTGTCTGCGTCATTTCTAATTAGTACGGTTATATTTCTTACCTTTGTAAAATCTGCAATACTATGAGGAACATTAAGACTTGGCGTTGTATCCATATTCCAGTCACCAATATCAAGAACTTTCGTGTAAAGCCCATCAACAAGAACTTTACCTGTTCCGTTTCCAGCAAGTGTAAGATCACCATTGGTTGTTTCTGCGGTAACGCTATCGCTTACAACTGCGTCTATAGTTGTATCACCGCTCGATACTATGTCTACATCACCTGATCCTGCATCTATCGTTACCCCTCCAGCTACAGCATCAATGGATATACCACCAGCATCTGATGTGATGATTGAGTTTCCAGTATTACTAGATACGATTGAATTGCCTGCGCCTGGAGCACGTAGAAAGACTGAATCATTACCTTTTGGCGATAAATTAAGCTGAATATCAGGATCATCACCTAATGGTGCCAATATAATTGGGTCTGTTGTTGCTGAATTTGTTACCCCAAGAGCATTAATCGCATTTGTTGACGTTACAATCACGATTGATTCATTACTATTCTTGTCCCTTATTACACTGGTAATACCTGAGCTGTTGATGATATTCCAGATAGCGCCGGTTGAATCAGTCTGTAAAACAACGTATTCATCCGTTGTCAGAACAATCGTAGCAGCACCCGTGTTGATTGAATCCGTACCATCAGGGGTTATGGTTACAACTGTTGATGCACCTGTGGCAATCATCGTGATGGTGAAATCATCAGTGTGTAAAGTACCAGCACCGTAAATATCCGCGATATCAGACAGCGTTACTGCAACAGCACCCGCGAAAGTGAACTCTATTGTCGCACCCTGATCGTCAACATCAATCGTTCTTGAATTGGTTGCGTCAGCTACATTAATACCCGCTAATGTACTCAGATTAGTATCATTTTCAGATGCGGATATCGCTGCACCCTTATCGGTACTGTTTATTATTTTTGCCATGCTTGTTACCTGTAAAAATCTGGGGCTTTGTTTATTGTTCCAAAACGGTCTTTTAAATAGTGCAGGTCAACATAAAGTCCAAATACATGCCCACTAGCCGTTGTGCTGTATGTGTCAGAGGTGCTTCCCCTTCTAACCCTCATGATGATTAGACTATCAACCTCTGGTGCAGTAAAAGCCTGTGCATCACTCGCCTCAGTAATGTAATGATGCCATGCTGTAGGGTTTGTTGGGCCGGGGCTGTTTGTGTTATAAACAGATTGCGTCATGACAATTTGTGACTGATCGGTAAAAGCTTCCTGCTGATGTCCTTTGGCTACTTGCCAGTCAATTTCCCATTCGACAATATCAGATACGCCCGAAGTCGCCGCTGTCCCGTCTGTTGACCAATGGACATGCGGATAGATAAGGCTTCCGACTTTAATTGAATGGCGAATATGAAACTTTGCCACCGCTGAATCACCACGATTGAATACGGGCTGCTGGGTTATTGATGTTGGGCCAAAGTTTGCAAGACTCGCGGGTGTTCCAGCCCCGGGTGGCTTATCAAGGGTAATCTCTGTTAGTTCATCATCCCACAGATCACCACCAAAATGCGTATAAATACTATTGAGCCACTTCTTCCATATGGCATCTGCCCATGAGTTTTTTCTGACTAATTCAACTTTTGATGGCGGTGGTATTAAAGGCATTAGTCACCGGCACCAAGCTCTAAACCAAGATGGTCTATAAAGAACTGTTCATCACCCGAATATTCTAATTGGAAGTTTCTCTGACAGAACCTACCGCCTTGGTAGAGTTCTTTTTTATCCGATGAGGTATCAATGGTGCCAACTGTTGTAAATGTCATGGCTCCCTCATCGGCGTGTTTTACCGTCATTATTTGTGAGGTATTTGTGGTATCCATCATCAGATATTCATAATCCTGGAACTTATAGCCGCGAATTCCAACATCAATATGTCCAGTTCTCATGATCGTACTTATGTTTGATCCTACACCTACCGATGCCTCAAGATAAACGCCAACCTCGTAAACGCCATCTTCATAAACACCCGTTGTTGCAAGTAATGTATCTACGGGGATTAGTCTGTCGTTAACATTAATGATATCGCCATTATAGAAAATACCCTCACCACGCCTTGCCGATGTGGTGGCATTCTGACCACCCGTTCTTTTAGTAAAGGCGATTAATGGAAATAGGGTATGGCTGTTTACTTGGGTGTTATAAAAAAGCCACTTATCTGCCAATGAGTTATAACAAAGCGTAAGCTTGGGAACGATTTCACCAGGAGCCGCACCCGTTAGCACGTATACGGTGACAATCAGTGTATCCTGGCCCATTGCTGACCAGCCGCTAAAAACAACTCTTATACTCTCCTGTGTAAGACCTTGGGTGAAATAAGAATTGAGCGTATCATCTGAAATCATCACCGGATTGAAGTTTTCCAGTTTATAAACCGCAATCTGGCCCGTTGTATTAGAGCCTAGAAAATAGGTCGTATCACCATTCTCCCACACACCAAGACCGTCAGCACAGCCGATATTGTGCATGATATCGTCACGGCGCTGGAGAATGCTCCCCGTTGAGTATTTGGCATCATAGAGAAATTCAATTGTTCTCGTACCAAAGGCGGTAGCATGTTCATTGTGCTTTCCCAGATAAACACCCTTGTCATTTTCCCTTTCAGCCTCAACAAAACTGGTTGCCTCAAACTGATCGGGTCTATCTACAACTGAATTATAGATAACCCCGTCTTCATCCATAACAATAAGATAGCCATCGAGAATAATTCCTCCATGACACAGTGTTGTGGGGAAATGATCATAAGTTCCAACACCTGCAGCAGATATCTGGGTTACAGCACTTGCTGGGGTGTTTACCCACCAGCCTTCATTATTCTCTGCATCAAGAATAACCAATCTTGGTGTGCCAATGGTTTCGAGCATGGTAACTCTTTCAGTACCAGAAGAGATTTCACCCCCAGCTACGACTTCACCACCATCTTGGGTTTGCTCATAAACCGTATCGTCATTAACGATAAAAAGATTTGTTTCTGTCTCCCAGTAATATATTCCTCTTCCTCTATCGGTTAATCCAGAAATCTCACTCGCATCTTCTGAGATATCTATAGAAGCCCTCTGTGTAACTTCTATCTGTCCATTATTGTTGTGAAAGGCACAATTAGTCAGTCCAGAGGCATAATCAGTTATTGTTGAACCTTCGAACTTATGAATATCCAGATCGACTATAAGAGGGACTTTCATTAATACGAATCCGCTTCGATATTGTAATGACCGTAACTGGGTATGTCTGTTCTTGATGGAACGATATCAGTTGCCAGTCCGATAATGATCTTTTTCGACTCTTCAGCCGCCTTCATCATTAAAGGCGTGACTCGTTTTCCAGCACCCATTTCGTCAGCTATTTCTATAGCAAGATTGGCTTTCAAGGCGCGTTCGTAATGTTCTGGTAAGTCAATTTCAGTTGTTCCATCAGGAAAATTAGTTAGTTGCTTGATCGAGTTGATTGTTAATGAAAACTGCACATTGGTAGTCGATTCAAAATACATTGTTCCGTTTGGATAGGTGTTTCTGTAATAATACCTGAATGGCTGGCGCACATCGTTCTTATTTGAGAATGACTGGTATGTTTTCTCGTCCATTTCAGACATTGGATAATCAATATTACCTACCGTCAACGTCGCTAAGCGAATCTCAAGTGGACGCGTTGTCACCTGGTCGCCCGTTGCACCCATTGTGAAACTCTTTGTTCCGGCTGGAATCGTCAGTGTTTCGCGGGTATCTTCATACACAAGAGATAGATCGGCTGACCAGCTCTTAATCAGGTCATTGAGAACTTCAAGACCATCAGTGTATTGATTGGTTGAGGGTGTTCCACCAGAGGGAACAACAACCAATCTCCTTAACGCTGCCTTGATAATTGAGTTCGCGTTCATTCTTCAGCCTTTTTGATTCTTTTCTTGTAGGCGCGCTTTTTCTTTGGCTTTGGTGGATGTCTGGCCCATCCTTCTGGGACATCTTCACCAACTTCAAAGATCCTGCCCACCGGATCTTTTATTGAGCGTAACCATCGTCTTTTTTCGTTAATCATGATTAGTCCTTGTAAACGTGTTCTACTTCAAGGGCTTCTTCCATAAAGAATGCAACTGATGGCTCGCGTATCATTAGATACTCTTCACCCTCAATTTCCACCGTTCGTCCACATGAATCACTAAATGCGACAATAGCACCAATGGGCACATCAACCGGCCTGCGATTGCCTTTCTTGTTGTATTCACCAGGGCCAACTGCAACTACGTGTCCAGTCGTAACCTGATAATCTCCTACCATTTGATTGAATGTTGTTTTCGCCCTGTCTGTGTAAATACCCGCTTTTGAGTATTCTGAACTTTCAATGGGTTTGACAACTATTCTGTCTGATAGCGGTTGAATCATATTCTCTCCAAAAAGAAAGGGGCTTTCGCCCCCTTCAGTTAAGTGCCTGTTGCGGTTTTAGTCGCGTCCGGTCTTGCCCAGAATAACAGGAAGTCAGCCGGATCTCGGTTGACTGCACCTGCTGTTGGGTTAGTCCACGTAATAGACAAGGTATCGTCGGCTGTCACTCGACAGTCACAGATACCAATACCGTCAGTATGGGCGGGTGCCGCCAGTGCAACATAGTCACCAATTTTCACACCGCTGACAGTGACGGTATCTTCGTCAGTGTCATTTGCAGCCTGAGAAGCGGCATCATACGTTACAGTGATCAAACCCATCTCGGTAATGTTACCAGTGAGTATATTACTCATGACTTACCCCCATATCCGGCAAGCGGTTTCGCCACGAGCTACAACTCCACCGTACAGCAGGTCAATACGACATGGGATGTCATCAGAATCTATTCGATACTGACGAACAATACGCATTGAGATACCATCTAGTACCTGACGAGAAGCAAAGTGAACACCATTAGGCATTTCGAGGTCGGTTGTGCCAACTACGAAAGAGTCCTTATGGTAGGCAAGGCTTTGCGGCCCTGTTCCGCTTGCAGTACCCACGAAGGTAACAGTAGAGCCATCAACAACAGCAGCAGCGTAGGTTGCACCCACTACGTTCTGCAGACCTTCTGCATCAGCAGCATAGATCGGATTGGCGATATCAATAGTCCACTGATTACCAGCGGCGGTTTCGTCATTTAACACAACGAACTGATAAAGCTCACCCGTTGACTGTTTAGTCTCTGGATTACAAGCGTAACAACCAGCAATGGTGAATACCTCACCCGCAGTGATTGTTTCTGTACCGTTTACACCATCAACGACGATAGACTGGGCACCGGCAGACGGAGTTGCAATGGTATCGCCATCAACTGCAAAAGTATCAGTATCCAGACGTGTACCATTGGTATGCACCGGAACTGACTGACTCATTGCAAGTTCCCTGAAACCGAGCTGGTTATCAGCCATCAGTCCAGAACGATAGTTCTCGGCAATCAAGCTCTGAGCATTGAACAGTCCTTTCAGGCCATCGACAAGACCCGCATTCGCATTTGGGTCAACAGTAGCGTAGCGTTGACTCATTGGTGTAGCTGCATGGCTCATCTTCTTGTGAGCATCCAGTAAGACCTTAGCCGTTGCCGGAGTAGTGCCTTGTGTACCCACCGAATTACCAACACCTGCATAGGCCATTGCCATCATGTCATAATCGAACATTGAGGCAAGAACCGAAATACCAGGCGCAAGGATTCGTTCAGAGAACGTATCAATGTCATTGGTCAGCTCTTCGGTGAGGAACGAGGTGTCAACGTGACGCTGAGTACCCACTGTCAAAGTTACGGCCTGCTCAACGGTATCAATCGTGTCACCCGTAGCAAGTGCTGCACCTGTATTGGTAACGTACTTGTTAGGTAAGCGAATACGGATAGCACCGCTGTTTTTCTGACCACCCAAAGTATTGGAGTTGTCATACTGACGGTTTACATTGCGACAAAACACAATGTTATTATGAAGAATCGTTAACGCCTCTTTCGTGATAATGTCGGGGGTTAACGCACTATTTGTTGCTGTAGCCATGATTGGCCCTCCTTAATAAGGCATTCCCTGCTTGCGCCTAAATTCCATGTATTGTTTCGTAGACATTTTCGAGGGATCAGTAATCCCTGAATCACCGCCTTTCGTTGGGGTGATTGGCTCCGGTGCGCTTGATTGTTTAGGTTTAAAACGATTCGCAATCTTGTCGATTTCTCGAATCTGTGAAGCAAAAGGAAGGCGTGCAATACGCGCTGCCTCTGCATGGTTGTCACCAAGAAAGTATGCGACCTCGCCGCCTTTATCCGATTCCATAATTGCAAACGTCATGGGTTCAGTCATGGACTCCCTTGGAATGGAAATAAGTTTATCTTCAAAATCATCGTACTTATCAGCGGCATCTGCCATCTGATTATCCCAGTTCTTATGAACTTCTGGTGATACAGGATCGCGCATTTCCTGCCTTTGTGGCTCGCTCGTTCCTGCATTGACCGGCTCATTCACTGGTGACGAATTTCTCGAAGAATCTCTCCATTCAAAAAGCGCATCTTCATAGCTTTCTTCTGTTTCATAATCAACCCTGCTTGGCCTCAATGGAGGGGGGTTAATCACCTTGTCGAGCTTTTGCTCGATGTTGGTGAATTTATCTTCTAGTTTTCTAGCACGTTCTTCTGCTTCAAACCTTGCCTGCTGCTCATTATGGAGCTTTCGGCGCAATCGTTGTTTTGCGTTCTGACTACGTGATTTCTTTTCTGTTGTTTCAACAACTTCCTCGCCAGTTTCTTCACTGGCTTGTAAAGACTCCTCCTCGACTTGAGGGGCTTCTTCAGTGGTATCGACCTCTTCTTGAAGGTCTTCAGACTGCTCTGACATAATATCCTCTATTGGACTGGTGGGGGATTCTGTGGTTGTGCAACAGGCTCAATGGGTGTTTCTATCTCACCTGCCTGCCGGATGATTTCTGTTGCTCGAACAAGGATTTCCTCATCTCTTATATCTTCTTCGGCGAGAAGCTTGAGTAATTCAACGCTAATCTTGTCGCCCTTGTCCTCAATATCACCAATAGCTTTAATCCTGTCGGTTCTTGCTTTGTACTTATCGACTTTTAAATTCTCATTATTCAAGGCTTCTTGTACGGCCTGCATAACGGCTTGCTGCATCTGCTCCTGAGTAGGACGCTTGTCTTGCAATCTTGCGGCGATATCATCAGCCCCAGGCCAGTCGAGGTTCTTCGCTATCAGGTCGAGGATTCTCGGCGCAAGACTTGGGGCGTACTGAATCAGTTCCATCATCGACTCTGAAGCCTGCTGTCTTTGAGTGGTATAAGAAGCACCTACATCAATGGCTATTTCATACTTACCCACCGACAAATCATAGACATTGACCCATTTATTTGATTCATCATCAAATATGGCGTTGTTAACTGTGACCATTTCTTCCTGGTCTTCAGGGGTTTTGATTCTTACGATTCTTTTCGTGTCATAAACACGCGGGATCATATCAACCAGCACTTCGTAAGAGTGCTGTAGCGATAAAGCTCTGTTATCGTGGAAATGATAAGTACCTACATCACCCTCGATCTTACGCGCGTTAATCGCCTTACCAGACCTTTCGTTTGAAGGCGCTCCTAGAGAGGCTTTGTACATCCCACTGGAAGCATCTATGTCCTGATCGGCAATACCGGACTCAGTTAACCAACCCGATGAGGGTTGTGGTGGTGGCTGACGCTCCGGCTTTGGCACACCTGGAACATGTTTATATACGAGTACAGATAGATTCTTTGTATTGGCCGTTTCCCAATCTTTCTTATGTGAACCTAGTTGGCCTTCTTCCATCACCCACGGGGCTTTAGGGGCTAACGCGGTCTGTTCGACACTCGCCGTTCTCGTATAATTATAGATTCTCTGCGCGTCTTTGGCGTACCGAATCACCCCCCGATAATAGGTCTTACCTCTTACGTTTAATTCCTTACCGTAACAAGGAATGATCGGGATATATTTTGAAGGGAAATCGCCTCTTTTAAAAACTTCTGTACAGCCTAATTTGTACCACTCAACTTTATAGGTGTCTACAGTACGTTCTTTTTCCGGTTCTGCACCAGATTCTTTCAGTTCGTCACGGATATCCATCGTGTCGTCTTTAACTCTTACTACCTTTCCGCCCATCAGCCAAAGAATCGCTTTCATAGGAACTCTGCGGAAGTATTCGGCAATCCTTACCTTATCACCTTCTTCCCAGAGTTGACGCTCTTCGCCTCTGTTCATTTCCCAGTCAGCACCGGGATAGTCATCTTCATCAACCATCTGGGTGATAAAGCCCCACATGGCATCCTTTTTAGTGACTTCTTCTGCAGAAGGATCGAGATATACCCGCATTGAATTGTTGATTCGCTTAATCCGAATATCCTGGTCGAACGAGTCATCATCATTATATTTAGTAATTAATCGCCAGTAGCCAAAACCATGCCCTACCGCATGATCAAAAGCTGTATCATAAGCCGTCTTCGCATTAGAAACGGCTTCGATATTCTTGATAATCCCCGTTATGACTTCGGCTTGATTAAAACGTCCGTTACTTTCGGTAACGTCTAAAGGACGCACAATTACGCCCATACGGTTCATGCGCTGATCACCCGTAACCTGATCGACCCTTTGCTCCAGTTTATTTACTGTAAGAATAGGGCGCTCTTCGCGCACTCGCTTTTGTCGAGCACCTTCTTCCCACTGATCACCGTGACGGAAATTAATATCATCCAGAGCTAATTCGCGGTTGCTGGCTTCTGCTTCGTAGGCAATCCTAAAGCGTTTACGCGCCTCTTTTAATAAATCATCATCTTTCATGACCACATAAAGCCTACATTTTCGTTATTATGATTAAGGGTGACGGGTTCGTAATTAACCGGAATGGCATGGCGGATACCCATCACACCCACGCGGCTGGCGGCCATGAAGTCATCTTCTCTATCAACAATCTTTCCATCTTTCATGTGATAGTTCCTGACCTCATCGAAAAAATCCAATACCGTTGAAAATACCTTTAAACGACCATCATTCATCCTAGCGGACATCTCGGTAACGCCGGGAAGGATCTGAATTCCACCCGTACCCTCTTCTTTGTATTCTTCAGGGGGATTAGTAAAGTGATTTCTCAACATATTCACTCCCGCAGACATATACTGTTCCTTAGTCGTACCACCCTGTCCCAAGGTTTTATTACCGTCGTGAGGCCATTCAACCGGCACTAAATGAGTATGGGGTTTCATTACGATCTGAGCAGCAACTTCGGGGATTTCTTTTCCTATTACTCTAAAACCGTCATAGATATAAATCGTATCTGTCTCAAGGTCGTGGGCTAGTCTTACGAAAGCAGTCGGATGTGAAGTCGATGAAAGTCCACCAAAATCTATCGCGTCTAACCTCGGCCAATGATCGGGGATTGGAATAGGATCAGTTTTGTACTTTTGCTCTTGATGGGTGAAGACAAGTCCGGTTCCCATGACAGGGATACCTTTCATCCGCATCTTCATCATATAGGGCAGATTGTCCTTTTCCGCCTGGGTTATGGTTTCCCGGGTGATATGACCGGTTTTGCCAAATAAAGTCTCTACCTTGTCAAATTCTATAGACTCACCATCTTCAAATTCATAAGTAAAGTCTTCACCAGAGGCGTCCTTCCACTCAGCGGTGTGTAAACTCCATTCATTCTCAACCTTTATTACAACATCAGTACGTCCGTTCTCCGGCGTCCACGTCAGTCTAATAAAGCCTTTGGAGGCGATACAGCCACGACCCATCTGACCCAATATGTCCATTGGGGGTTCTTCGTCACCATGATAAACATCAACGGTATCGCCCATCCATGCCTCTTTTCCACTCTCATACGAGGAAAAACTTAGATTAGACCAGCCATCAAATACACCATTGGTATGGTGTTTTACTTTTATATGGGTGAAGGCGTCTGTAACACCTCTTTTTAACGAGATTTTATTCTTGTCGAGACAGTTCTTTGGCAACCACCCCGTCCCCAAAGTATTAAATTTATCGACAGGATCACCACAGAGGGCTTTTTGAAGTAAATCTCTTGTCTTGTCGTTGTTAATCGAACCACAAACGATATTTACTGGCTTTTCAAATCTATGACCTTTGTACCAGTCAGGATAAAGACCCGTTAAGTCAAAAGCATCTTGAACCGTACCACAGATGGTTTTTCCAATCTGATTCCCTGCCCTTAATCCCTTCCTCTTATCCTCATCGTTGTGGAATTCAACCTGGAACGGATAGGGATCGTAATACTTTAATTTATTGAACTTGATTAAACTTTGTTTCTTTCTCAGTAACTCAAGCTTTCTTGCCTTGGGATCAGTCATTGATGGATTGGACGAGTTCTTCAATTAAAGGCATGGCATACTTAACCCCACCCTCTAAAGTTTTATCTGGAGAAAGACCCTTGATCCACTCAACTGCAGACTTTCTTGCGGCTTTATTTCCATATTTATAATCCATTACTCTCGTCATCAACATATTCGTTTTATTATCAATATAACCCGGCCCCCAAACATTATCCGCTAACTCATAAATAGCTCGATGAGTTCCTTCATGACCTACCGTCTGAGGTCTGTTTTGACTTTGCACCGCCTGATTAAAGTAAGCCGTCTGATCTGAATACTTGAGATTAGAACGATCCTCATCCGACATCTCTCCTTCACTCAAATATTTATATAAAGCCTTAGCCGCCTTCTCATCCATACCAGAAGTACGTTCGGTCATCTCACGCCAGTTACTTCCCGAAGGTAAGGTAGCACCCCACATCCTCGTCCTAGCACCCATATTCAACGGATCGTAATTGGGCGGAACGTAGACATCGTATTGTGGTTTAAATCCCTTTCTCATAAGAGGATGCTCCATAGCCCTTTCATATTCAGGCATCGGCTCAACATCAGTAACACCACGATGAACATTCCTTCCAGTCCAACCCCTTTGAGCTACCGGCGTATTGGCCCACTGGTAATATCCCGTTACATTACGTGGATCACGACTCGGCGCACTCATCTTGTACGCTGGATCGCTTAGGTCGGTTAGCTTGTTCATCTAAGCAATTTATTTCCCTTAAAAAAGATATTCTTCTCCATATTATGCTCAAGCATCTTCAATGCTTCTCTGGTGACTTCTTCAGGGGTTAAAAGGATAGGCTCCTTATATTGAGCCAGTGCCTCTTTAGCTATTATTCTTGGGGTGTAATCGTAAGAACTCATTGCGCTTAACTTTGCAACTACTGGAACAGCAGCAACCCCTAGTAAACCTTTTATAAAATTACGTCTTTTCATCTCATCTCTCCTGGTTGGAAAAATCACTCTCGTGAATTATATCAGGGGTGGCCTGCGAGATTCGAACCCGCTTCCCCCGGTGTCACATACCGGACATCACCAGCAATGCTTAGGCCACACCTCATATAACTGTTATTTGGGCATCCTTATCGGTATCCATACGGTGGAACAACCTCATTTTACCTTTGATTTATAAGGGATTATTCTATATTAGTAAGTGGTTATAAAGGCTATTTCTGGTACGTGTAATTAGGTGATATCTACAAGCCCAAGTCCCCCTGAGATAACCCATGCGCTCCCCCCTTTGCCCATAGCTGCATGGCAGGTTGAGCATAAGCTATTGATTAGCAAGGGAATGTACCAGTTGTTCCACGTGGAACTAACATAATGGGGTTGTGGGTGAGTGATTGTGATATCTATTTTAGCTATTTAGACTGTTTTACTTGTTACTATTTAGGCTATGTAACTAGCTAATATGTCTTTCTATCATCAATGGTTACTTACTAATGTAGTCCTATTGATTGATTGATATCTTGCTCTAACTGTTTAAGCTCTCTGTCGATATCTTCTATTGTTTCTGACTTGGTTACTATATGTTCTGGATACAATCCTTTAGCGAGGTTACTAGCACATTGGGCCTTTACGCTTTCTGACTCTGCCTTGTTGGCGAGTTCTCTTAATACCCTTCGTCCTAGTGCCTTGTCATCGTCTGCAAGCTTGTATAGCTCTGTATTAATCCTGTCCCTTAGTCTGTCGTGGATAGACTTGGCGTACTGTCGAGCATAGTCCCTATTTACGTTGTACGCTTCGATGCCTTGGGTCTTGCAGTCATTACAATAGCGATCATAGGCTTTTAGGTATGCTTCTGACTTCTTGGCCGGAGCTTCCAGGTATTCTTCAATGTAATAGCTGTCAAGTGCTCCATCTGGCAATCTGCCGAGCTTTGTCACCTTCTTATCACTCATTATAGTAATACTCTGCTTATTTGACTAATTGCGCCATTATGGCATTTGTTGATCTAAATCAAGTTATTTACTTGTATTCTGTTGTGTACCGTGTACACTTGTAGCTGTAGATATTAATTAACACTTTGGGAGTTAGAAACATGGCAAGCAAGAATCAAAAACCTTCGTATTATCTAAGTCAGTATGTTGCGGGTTTAATTACCTTTGAAGAACTTCAGCAGCTATTGGCTAAAATCGGTTACACGTTAAAAGACGCCTATAACACGGGCCGCTTCCATCTGTTTCCACTTCGCTAATCAACAACGCACAAGGACGTGCATACTTTGGGAGTATAGAACAATGGCAAACGACTACTATCAAGAGTTTATCGATGAACTCGCAAAAGAATATAAAGCTAATGAGATTGGCGGCTTTGTCGAATTAACAGCAAAAGGCTTCCACCCAGAAATGCCAGAAAAGGGCGAGTTGTATTTTGCTAATAACTGGAATTATGGCGCCACACTTAATGAAGCTTTTGAAGCTGCTGTAATCGCAAAACTTGACATCATTTTTAATGATTAACGGTGACTAACATGACCACATTTCACATTGACTCAACTCACTACCAACAAATCAGAGGTAAAACTGTGAATAAATACCTTATAGCATTACACATAGCCTTGTTGATTATTATTGGCTTAATGATGCTGTTTTATTAACCGGAGTAAATACTATTATGAAACAATACAATAACTTAACAGACATTGACAAAACTATTCTGCGTCACTATGAATCGTGGAAAAAAGCTAATTGTGAATCTGCTTATAAGCTATCACAGCTTGAATACTGGTACAAAAGAGCAGTTAAAAACAATTTACAGCATTTTATTATCGGAGAATCAAAGTGAATACAGCTATGAATCAATACAAACAAGGCCGCAGACTTGCGCGCCAGGCTAATATCCCGTTATCTGGAAACTATTATGCAGTTATTGATATATGCCGCGCATTAAAATTAGACACAATCGCTAGAATAGTAGGATATAAAAAAACAAAGTTTGAAGCTGGCAGCACTACACGCTGTTTTTTTGAATTCCTAAAGTGATGCTGTTTTATTGAGGCAATACTATGAAGCATTTATATAACACTACTGAAAACGGCATTTATCAGGACCATAACGGGAATATTATTCGCGGTCCTAAATTACATAAAACAATGCCTAAAACTAGCAGCACGCTAATTTTCAATAGGACATGGGGTCAAATTAAAACCATGCAACAAGGTAAAAAAGCATAACTTAACACTTTGGGAGTATAGAACAATGCAAACAGAATATTTAAAAGCTACTTATAATGACGACCTTAGATGTGCCGAAGGCCATCTAGATGAATCATTCTCTATCCTTAATAAGACTGCTTATGACGACGGCAGCATTGCTACTGAAGAACAAATAGCTACTATTCAGCGCGCTATGGATCAGATAAGTGATGCTGTCAATAACGTCATTAAATCTATGGATTAGGGCATAGCCATGACCACATTTCACATTGACTCGACACGCTACCCACAACTAAGGAGTAAAGCTGTGAATAAATACCTAATTGCAGCTCATATAGCCTTGTTAATTATCATTGGCTTGATGATGCTGTTTTATTAACTATTGGAGAAATATTATGCCTATGTACTACTATAAAATCGTAATAGCTAAAGATGCGCCTTTTGGTGTTGAAGTTGAAAACGGCTATGGTATGGATACAACCTATATTCTCGCGCCTGATAATGAAACAGCAGACTGTTTCGCTGAAGAACAGGCAGCAAGCTATGGTTGTTCTATATATTCGTCTACGTGTGTCATGTATAACGAAATAGCCGACGATTTCGACATGTCACGCATTATTGAAGTTAATTAATACATTCTTATCGGGAGAGTAGAAAATGTCATATAGATCATACAGATATAAAAACACGGCTCCGCGCTGGATTGCAGCTAAATTCGCGTCTAAGTGCAAGTGCGGCGCGCCAATCAAAAAGGGTGATAACGTCCTTTATTATCCCTATGAAAAACGTGTAGCTTGTCAAGACTGCAGTGAACAACATCAGCGTGATATGGATTCAAACGCCTTTGACGAAGCTGTTTATAACGGCAATTCTTACTAATACATTCTTATCGGGAGAATAGAAACCATGAAAATCAAAGTACAAAACGTCAATAAGCCTGAAATCAATAATCATGCAAGTGTGCGCGTATTGAGTGGCGCTAATTGGTCTGATCATGACCTGATCATATGGGAAGAAATACCGGGCTATATCCCATTAAAAATGGATGGATTTTCAGACTGGAACCGTTATGTAAACCTTTTCGGATTCTCTGTCTTTGTTTGCAGGTCTACTTAATCATTCAACCTTGTCTCTGCATCAGGGGCAAGCTTGAGCAATTAAGCTCTATTATCCTGGGGGATAGATACATGAAATACATACAACGCAAAGACTCGCAATTCCACACTCTTGAAACAGTTGATCAGTTCAATACATTCAAAGAGGCACGTGAAATGCTTACTGAATACCGCATTTCTGACCGCTCCGCCTATTACTACATCTCTAGTCGAGCATGTAAAGCATGGAGGGACAGCTAATCATGGGAAATCGAGCAGTAATAGCATTCGACAAATACGAACCTGATGCAATCGGCCTTTATTTACACTGGAACGGCGGCAGAGACTCTATTGATGGTCTACTGGCAGCTACGCAAAGTGTAATGAAATCAAGGGGTGCTGATTCTATGTACGCTAGAGCACGTCTAGTACAAGTTATCGGTCAATTCTTTGGTGGCAATCTATCCTTTGGCATGGATTATTGCAAGAACTTGGATTGTGATAACTACGACAACGGAGTCTACATCGTTGACTCTGAAACACTCGAAATAACAGGACGCGAATTCAATCACGGCTCTGAGCAAAAAGGCCATGAAATAGACGAAATTAAGGAATATGCCTTAAATCGTGTTAATCATGGCACTGAATACAAAGACGATTAATCTATCAACTGCCACGGATGGCATAAGAGGGTTTAACTATGAAAACCTGTAAAACGTGCAAATATTGGTCAGTTATATTTGATAACGGCAAAAATAACCCTAATGATTGCGATTTTATTCGCTGCATACAGAGTGATAAAAGCAAATCCATGCGTGTAGAGTTTGAAACGCTAGACGATTCTGGCCTAGATATACACTTCATGACAGGGCCGGAATTTAGCTGCATTCACTGGAAAAGCAAATGAAAACCAATAGACAACAACTCAAACAGATCATGATCGACAATGATCTAAAACAGGCAGATATAGCCGAACTACTCAGTGTGTCTCACTGGACAGTTAAAAGCTGGACTCTGCCTTTAACCTCTAAAGCATATAGACCAATGCCGGGTAATATGCTGGAACTTTTAACCCTTAAACTTGGGAGATAATTATGCGGTCTACAATCAAACAGCAAAATAAACTACTCGATCAGATAAAACTTGATACTGGCCTGAAAAGCCGCAAGTCTGCTTTAGAATTCCTATATTCTAATATTGCTCCATCTTTTAAAAAGAAAGGATATTCGCTTTCACACTACAAAGATGGCTGTTTTCAGATAACTAAAGATAATTTCCGTTATTTCACGATACGGCATGATGATCTGTACACGCCATTGTCCACAATAATCTCAATCGAAAGGGCAGCACAGTGATTTCATGGCGAATAGATGAAATTTACGACCTGATAATTAATCTATCAGAAAAACTAAACCTTTCTACTAAAGATATTTTCTATGCTCTCAATGAATACGGTGGATTAAAATCCAATGAATACGGCTCACTGAGCAATGAAGAATATCAAGAACTTGAAAAAAGGATTAACAACACATGAGCGAAACACTAGAACGATTACTTGCAGAATGGCGTGATCCATTGTCCGCTAATACATTTTCTGA